GCGGGTGTCCGATGCGGGCACGCGTGGGGCACGATCTCCGGGTTGACGGCATTACAGATTGACCTGCGTCCGGAGGGCCACAGCGTTATTTTGGTCGGCCCGGACCCCCGGCGCACGAAGAAAGTTAACAAACTTTAACGTGACACGCCGCGCGCAGATAGGCCACCAATTCGCCGGGGCCAGAGGTATGCCTAGCGCATCCCCAGCCCGAACCCGGATTACCTATGGACCTCTCGCACATTGCGGACGCGCGCGCCGCGTTGGTCAGGCGTGACTTTGGGCTGTTTTGCCAGCACGCCCTTGCGCCCCAAAATTTCCGGCCAGCCACGCATCACCGGCTTTTGATCGCCAAACTGCAATCGGTGGCCGAGGGTAAATGTCGACGGCTGATGGTTTGCATGCCACCTGGTAGCGCAAAATCGTCGTTTGTCAGCCAGCTTTTCCCGGCATGGTATCCAGCGTTTAAGCGAGATCAGGACCGCCGGAACGGATTTGTGCGCGAGCGCCGCGCGTGCATGGTAACCGCCTCTCATACCTCCGACCTGGCGGAATCCATGGCACGAAAAGCTATGGCTATTGTGCGGGACAACGCCGCTGAGCTTGGGTATGGGCTGGCGACGGAAAGCGTAAAAGGATGGGAAACCACCTGCGGCGATGAGTTTAAGCCCGCGGGTGTCGCCGGCCCGATCACCGGACGCCGCGCTGAAATCGCGCTAATCGACGACCCGGTGAAAGACAGAAAAACCGCCGACTCCACGGTCGAGCGCGAAACGGCGTGGAATTGGTATACCTCCACACTGTTAAGCCGAATGAAGCCTGGCGGCGCCGTTGTTGTGGTCATGACCCGTTGGCACGAAGATGATCTCGGTGGGCGCCTGCTAGCGACGCAGCGCGACCAATGGGATGTGATCTCACTGCCTGCGCAGGCAGTCGAAAATGATCCGCTCGGCCGCGTGCCTGGCGAATGGCTTTGGGCGGACGACGACTATGGGTATGCCGCGGACCTTCAGGAAAAACGCGCTGAATATGAGCGATCGGGCGCCATGCGCGATTGGGGCGCGCTGTTCCAGCAAGACCCGAAACCCAGTGAAGGCGCGCTTTTCAAGGTGGCGAATATCGGCATTGTGCCGGCGATCCCGCCATACACACAAATCGTGCGCGCCTGGGATTTAGCCGCCACCGAACAGATGGGCACGCGCGATCCTGATTGGACCGCTGGCGTCAAGATGGCAAAGCTAAGTGATGGTCGATTCTGCATCTGCGATGTGGCGCGCGAGCGTGGCGGCCCGGATGACACCAGCGCGCTGATCCTCGGCACCACGCAGCAAGATGGCCGCGCGGTCAAGGTGGGGCTGCCACAAGACCCTGGGCAAGCGGGAAAGTTTCAGGTCGCGTATCTCACGCGCCAATTGGCAGGGCATCGCGTGGAAAGCTCACCGGAAAGCGGTGACAAAGCAACGCGCGCCGGGCCATTCGCGGCGCAAGTGAATGTCGGCAATGTCGTTCTTTTGGGCGACGAAAACGGCCAGGTGACGGGCTGGGGGCGCAGGTTCTTGGACGAACTCGCATCGTTCCCATCCGGCACAAAGGACGATCAAGTTGACGCCGCATCGAGGGCTTTCATGATGTTGACGGAAAAGCGCGGGCCGATCCGTATTAGCGCTGAGGCAATGCGGCGGATGGGCGCCGGCCGATAATGGCCAAGCCCAAGAAGATCGATAAAGCCGCAAAGACCTCGAAGGGTATATCGCAGTCAGCACTTGATCGTTTCCGCGTCAAGGCGTCACCGAAAACACTACGCGAGTTCAAGCCTTTTTCCCTGCCAACGCCGCCGCCTGGGGTTATTCCTGCGGCCAATAAGTTGGCGATGGACCAGGCTCACGATTCTTTCTTTCAGTATGCCACGGGCGAGCAGCTTTGGTCCGAGGGCATCGGCTTTATGGGCTACAGCTACCTTGCTCAACTCAGCCAGCGCCCAGAATATCGCCGCATAGCCGAAACGCTTGCCCGCGAATCAACGCGAAAGTGGATAGAGTTCGAGGCAAGCGGGGATAAAAATAAAACCAAAAAAGTGAAACAACTCACTGGTTTGGTGGAAAAGCATGGTTTACGCGCCGCAATTCAGTTGATGGTGGCGCTGGACGGGTATTTTGGGCGCGCGCATCTTTATGCGGACACTGGCGCGACGGACGACCCCGCTGTTCTGCAAACGCCGCTGGTAATCGATAAACGCACTATCAAAAAGGGATCTTTAAAAGGTTTCACGGTGGTCGAGCCGATGTGGACCTATCCGAACGATTACAATACCATTGACGCGCTTTCGCCTGATTTTTACCGCCCGCGCAATTGGTGGGTCATGGGAAAGCTCGTTCATGCAACGCGGCTCGCCACGATGGTTGCGCGCCCCGTTCCTGATCTGCTGAAGGCAACGTATGCGTTCGGTGGACTGGCGCTGACGCAGATGGCTAAGCCATACGTGGACGAATATCTGGTGACGAAAAAATCCGTCACCGATCTCGTGCATATGTTCAGCACCAAAGGCTTGAAAACCAATCTCGGTGATATGCTCAATGGCGGCGCGGCGCAGGATGCCGATAACCGCGCTCGGTGCTTTGAGGCCACAGCAGATAACCGCAATATGATGCTGCTGGATAAGGACACAGAGGAATTTTTTAACGTCTCGACGCCGTTGACGACGCTAGACGTGCTGACTGCACAGACGATGGAGCGGCTAGGCTTTGTGTGCGGCTATCCGATGGTGGTGCTGTTGGGTATTTCGCCGGCCGGCCTTAATGCTTCGTCAGAAGGTGAAATCCGCGTTTGGGAAAACTTCGTCCACGCTTTCGATGAAGCCGTTGTGCGGCCCATTATCCAATGGGCGGTTGAGATTATACAGATCAGCACATGGGGCGAGATCGACGAAGATATCACGTTCAAATTTGTCAAGTTGCACGATACGACCGAGAAAGAGGACGCCGAAATCGACAAGATGGAAGCGGACGCTGATCAGGTGCGTATCGACAGCGGCGTAATCAGCCCAGATGAGGCGCGTGAAGCCTTAGCTGGGCAAGAACATAGTCGCTACTCAGGGCTGGACTTGAATAGCCCGGCACCAGAACCGCCAGAGGATGACCTTGACACGTCGCCTAATCAGCCAGACGGGAAAGCGCAAGGTCCTGGCGCCAACACGGGCGAGCGCCGCGATTGAGGCTGAATATCGGCGTGCGCTTATCGCTGAAGTATCGGCCATGCAAAAAGATACCGTGGCGGAACTTCGCGCTGCATGGGGTCCGACAGCCATTACGGAACTGGCGGCTGACATGTCGCCGCTTTCCGAAAGGATTGCCGCGTTAGGTAGGTTGCGCGATCGCTGGACAAAGCGATTCGCGGAATTAGCCGAAAAGATTGGTCAACGGTTTGCGGAAAATATCACGCGCCACGTTGACCGCAGCATGAGAAGCTCTCTCCGTCGTGGCGGGTTTGTCGTTAATTGGCATCCTACCGCCGCGCAGACGGAAGGGTATCAAGCGGTCCTGGCTGAAAACGTGGGGCTGATTAAATCAATTGCGCCGAAATACCATGACCAGATTCAAGGCATGGTTATGCGATCAGTCGTGGCGGGCGGCGATTTACACCAGTTGGTTGGTGATTTGCAGCGCGAGTATGGCGTAACGCGCCGCCGCGCTGAGTTAATCGCCCGCGACCAAAACAATAAAGCCTCTGCGGTGATGACTCGCATACGGCAGCAAGAAGTCGGTATCGACGAAGCTATATGGGTGCATGCGGGCGCCGCAAAGCACCCGCGCCCAAGCCACGTAAAGGCGGGTAAGGATCGACTTCGATATAAAATATCCGAGGGCGCGCTGATCGACGGCGAATACATCTGGCCGGGTGAGAAAATTAACTGCGGCTGCATAGGTCGGCCGGTGGTTGAGGGGTTTGAGTGATGGCGTTTGCAGATGTCTTGGCGCTTGATAAAGCCAGCATCCGCGAAGTGGATAAAGACGGCCACCTTCATGTTGACGGAACGCCGATCAGTAAAGCGATTGTTAACGGGTATTACGGCGCCGAAATACCAGACGGCGAACGTATGGGGTTGGACCCGAAGAAAATCTATCAGCTTTTGCGGCACCCTGACGAATTAAAGAAGGGTGCGGACACCTTCAACGGCAAACCGCTCCAAATTATTCACAAAGGCCAGTCCGCAGACAGCCACGATAAGGTGGTGGTGGTCGGAGCGGTGAGTAATGCTCGTTTTGATGCGCCATATCTTCGGGCGGATTTGTCCGTATGGGATGGCGCGGCGATTGCGGGAATTGATAGCGACCAGCAGCGCCAGCTTTCTTGTGGCTACCGCTATGTCGCTGACATGACGCCAGGTGAATATGATGGCGTCAAATATGACGGAGTGATGCGCGATATCGAGGGCAATCACGTCGCGCTTGTAGAAAAGGGCCGCGCCGGGCCTGACGTTTTGGTCGGCGACGCAGCAATTGAGGAACCAAACATGAGCAAACAACTGCGCGCGTCGCCGAAGCGGATGGCGCTGGTCAATACGACGCTGGCAGCGCTGAAGCCGAAACTCGCGGCGGATGCGGCGTTGCCGGATATTTCGGCCGTTCTGCTGAAATTCGCGCGCGATAGCGCGGAGATGGACGATCCCGAAGATACCAACGCCGAAGATGAGCGCATGGAAGGCGAGGAAGACGATGCGTGGAAAAAGCGCAAGGCGATGAACGCCGACAAGCGCGCTAAGGACTGCGAGAAGAAGGCGGAAGATGCACGTCGCGCGGCTGATCGCGCCCGCGATGAGGCGGAAACGCCCGAGGAAAAGAAAGCGCGCGAGGAAATGGAGGCGCGCGACCGCGCGCGTGATGCCGATCCGACGCCGCAGCCCGATATGGTGAAAAAGCCCGCGATGGACGCGGCCATTCGCTTGGCCGAGGATTCGGCGGTGGCACGTGTGAACGCGATCTGGGAAGCCAAGGCGGCCGTGCGGCCGATTGTCGGCGAAATTACCGCGCCGATGGCGAGCGCCGATGCGGTCTACAAGTTCGCGCTGGACCACCAGCGTATTGATATTGAGGGTGTTCATCCCTCCGCTTATCCGGCCATCCTGAAGGCGCACACGGCGGCGGCGGCCAAGCCGCGTATCGCCAATGACGCGGCGCCGCCGGACAGTTTGACGAAAATTCCGGGCTTTAATCGCCTGCGGAAAGGGGCATAACCATGGGTGATATTCCGAACACGGTTCAGCAGAATCAAACGCCGGGTATTCCTGGCGATTTCTGCGATGCCAATGCACGATTCAGCGCGGTCGCGGGCCAGGGCCAGTATGTAGCCGGCGTTGGCGGCGTCAATGTCGGCTCTTTTGTGTGGGCGGACAGCACCGGCACGACTCTGACCAATAGCGGCAGCGGCACCATCACTGGTTTCGTGGCTCGCGAACAACAGGCGCTTATCCAGCCTTATCTGGGCGAGTATGGCGTTAATATCCCGGCAGGCTTCCCGGTCACCGCCTATACCGGCGGCGGCTTCTGGATGACGAACAGCGGCACCGCTCCCGTCACGATTGGCATGAAGGCATACGCCAACTACCTGACCGGCGCGGTGACGTTCGCCAAGACCGGCAGCCCCACGGCGAGCGGCACGGTCACGGCATCCATT